AATATTTTTACGTGATGTGCTTCTATATTTATTTAGTGGAGTCCATACTGGAGACTGTCTAGAGAACTGCTTCCATAAAGACAAGATTTCTGGATTGTTTTTAAATTCCATTCCAATAACTTTATTGGATATTGCAGCATAAGGATTTGTAGAATCACCAATATATTGTCTTCCAGATATGCTCGCTAAATAATCATCTGAAAGCTTATTCATTAAGTATGCTTCTGTCTGTTGATCAATTAATCCATTAGCACTTAGTGCTGAAATAAAGGAGTCTGTTCCTCCTCTTACTCTTCCTCCGCCTGCTGCCATCATTGAACTAATATATTCTCTAGTTGGCATCTTATTTTGTTCAAGGAGTGCGTTTACTTGCTCTCTTGTTTTGCCTGGAACTCCCTTGCCAAATACTCCAAATGCTGACTTAAACTTGTATGCTGCTTGAGATGATCTTCCAGTAATTAAACCTAATCTTTGTGCTACCGCTCTTCCTAGATTTACTCCAGCCCCTACAACTCCTCCAGCATAGCCTGGAACTCCTACGGCTGTAACACCCTTGCTAAATTGAGCTGGCTTAGTTGTTTCAATATTATATGGTGCACCGTATGTTCTTGTCTTTGTTGCACGACCAACAGCTGACATTACTCTACCAAATATCCCCTTACGGAACATTCCACGTAGATTTGATTTACCAGCATCATTTACAACTGCTTGATTAATAAGTGGGGCTTTAGTTAAATCAATTGATCTTCCAGCAGACTGTGCATATGCTGTAACTTGTGCTCCCATGTCTCGCTCAATTTGTGCGTTCAATGCAATAATTTGAGCCTTAGCTTGATCTACTGTTAACTTACCCTGTCTTAACTGTGCAACAATTTGTGCTGATTGTGTTGCGGCATTTTGTGTAAGTCTTTGTGTAAGAGGAAGAATGTCATCAAATGTAGCAATGAAATCTGTGCTTACTGCTCCTCCTGCTGCAATTGTTTTCTTTAAAGCTTCAATCTCCGCCTTGCTTTGCATTCCTAGTGTAGCCATTAGAGCGTGATATCTAGCAGCTTCTCCTGCAACAACTCCAGTTGAAGTTCCGCCAACTGATGTAAGACCTTCGACATTTGGAAGTCTTTCATTCATATAAATTTGTGGAGTTCTACCAATTTTTCTATTTACAGGCTCTGCACCTGGAACCAAACCAAATATAGTTGCTGGGTCTCCAGGATTTCTTGGATTCATGTGAGCAGATGCTCTAGGCGCTCTATTTAAATCACCAGCCATAGGGTGATTTGGATCTACTACTCTTGCAGCACCAAATGATGCTACACCTTCTTGAACTCTGCTAAATACTGGAGCTGCTGAAATTTGTCCAGAATCAACTCTTTGTTGTAAAGTTAATAGCTCTGTATTTAAATTATGAACTGCTGTTGAAAGAATTTTTGCTGCTTCTGCATCGCTATAGAATGTTTGCTCCATCATAGTTCCAGCCTTTTGAGCTGCAAGAATTTCTGGAGTTAGAAGTTTAAATCCTTCTCCGCCTTTAAAGAAAGCTTTAAAGTGTCCAAGTCCTTTAATAATGTAACCAAAGAAGTTAGCAAGAACACCAGTAAGCATAATTAGTGGTCCAGCTAATGCTGTAAGTCCACCAACAAGAGCTAGGGCTTGCTTAATTGGCTTAGGCAATCCGTCTACCACTCCAATAATTCTATCAACAAAATTAATTACCTTTGTGGCTATATTAAGAAATCCTTCACCAATTGTTGCTAAATCTGCACGTAAAGATTCAATAGCTCTGCGATACTTACCTGAAGCAGACTCTGTTACGGCAGTTAATTCTCGACCAGCAATGCTTGCTAGATCTGAGCTACTTGCCTTCATTAGGTCAAGAACTTGTAGTGTCTGGCTACCTTGCTTACCTAGATTTTCAAACAATGCGTTCAAACGAGAGAACTGGAACTTACCAAATAATTGCTCGATAGCTTGCTGCTTTTGTAGTGGATCTAAATTATCTAAAGCTTTTTGTAGCTCTAATAATGTTCCAGTTACATTGCCAGCATTATCATTAACAATGCTGAGTAGGTCAATTCCTAGTTCTTTAAATTTTTCTTTTGCTACGTTTGTAGGATTAATTAAAGAAGCTAAACCTGACTTTAATGCATTAGCGCCTTCTGATGCACTAATTCCGCCTTCTCTCATCGCTGTTAAATAAAGAGCAAGGTCCTGAACGCTTCCGCCAAGTCCTTGGATTACTGGTCCAGCTTTTGGAATAGCTTCCACTAAATCATTTAGTGTTGTTGAAGTTTGGTTTTCAACTGCGTTTAAGAAGTTAATTGATTCAGAAAGTTCTTCTGTGTTTTGTTTAAATGCGCTTTGAATTGCAAGAGTTGCCTTCATAGCCTCTTGGCGATCTACTTCACCAAGAACTGCAAGTCTTGTTGTTTCTTTAACTGATGACAGGAGTTCATTTCCAGTCTTACCAGTTGCTGCAATATCTGCAGCTAAACCAATTGTTTCTTGAAAATTAACACCGTATGCAGAAGATAATTCTTTTGATGTTGCCGCAACTTCAGTTCTTACTTTTGCCAATTCTGCTGCAGATGTTCCAGCAATATCTCCATAAACCTTTGTAAGACGAGTTAACTCTTGATCTGCTAATTTAAATGCATCTGCTGCAGCTTTACCAAATGCTGCCATTGGAACTGTAAGACCTACTGTTAACTGACGACCTGCCCACTGAGTATTTTTACCCCAGTTAATAAGTTGAACTCCGCCGTCTTGAATAACCTTATTCATGATCTGAAGTTCTTGTCTTACTAATTGAGTTCTATTCTTTACTGCGTCTAGGCCTCTTGGAACCTGCACATTAAATTGCATTAGCCCCTGAGCATTTCTGCCTAGGGGTTGCAATATAGAGTTTTGTAATTGAACTTGCTGTTTAGCAAGATCTCTGATTAATCCGCCAGAAGTTTTAGTATGGTCCTGCCATGTTCTAAAATAATCTCTTAGCTTTAACTTACCGCTATCAAGATTTCTTCCGAATTTTTCTACGTCTGATGTTAGGCTTACGAAGTGTGTAGAATACTGTCCAGTGCTTCTTAATGTTTCAGAAAACGAACGATTCATTTCTGCTATCTTGTTAGATAGAGATTTATTCGTAGAACCTATTTTTTCTTGGAGTTGAGATAGACTGTTTGTGACCTTATGCACGTCTGCAATAAGATTTGAAAAGTCGGCATTAGCGACTATATTGGTGACTATCTGCTCATCAGCCATTTATGTTTATATTACTCCTTAGAGTATCCTAGCCCTGCACCGATTCCAAATCCAGCTTGCGCTGCGAATGATCCTTGTAGAGACAGAATATCACTCTTATCTGTTTCTATTCCAAGAACCTTCCTTTGTATATCGTCAAAGGATGGACCTTCTCTTTCTTCTTCTTCATCTCCATCCAAGTTTTTACCTTGTAATGCAGCTAAGAATTTTCTTTCTTCTTCTTCCGACTTTTTAATTGCTTTCAAAGTCTGAATCAGCTCTGGCATTGAGATGTTATCTTCTAGTTCATCGTAGTTTTTCCAACTACCTAAAAGAAAAACTTCTCCTAGTAGAGCGGCAAGATCTAGTTCTGACCAGCCAGAACCGTCGCCGCTAGAAGGTTTGGGTCGTCCATCTTAATCCCACCGCATACTTCAAGGATGCGATTGATTGTGGGAACATCTAGTGCATCTTCTAATGCATCTCTATCTGCTACTAATGCAGGTAGTTGCTTTTCTAAAGCTACTGCACAAGCGTCAATAAGTAAATTTAATGTATCTTCTTCTGTTTCAATTCCCTCAGTCTGAGAGATAGCCGCCATAAATTTGCGGAGTTGCTTAATTGATAGTGGCTTGAGAAGAGCCTCATCACCATTCTGTAACGTAATCTTTTCTACGTCATATACTGTAGTTGCCAATTTAATCCTCCTAGGATCTAGTCTAAATCATTATAACAAATAGGTATTACTAATACAAGCAGAAAACCCCTGATTTCTCAGGGGCCTCTGTAATTAATTAAAATTAATTATGCTGGAGTCCAGCTACGGTCAATAATCTTTCCGTATTCTGATCCTGTGTAAGCAGCGTCTGGAAGCAGACGGAATGTTACTGGGAATGTTGTTGGTGTGTTACGTGCAAGTGAGAATTGTGACTGTTGAACAGACAATACACGACGTGCATAGTAAACACGCTCTGTTGTAGCTGAAGTAACTGTTGGTGCTTGACCAATAGCTACTAGCTGGCGCTCTGTTGGCTGAACACCAAGAGAACCTGCCTCAAGTCCAAGAGTAGCTCCTGAATTTGTAAGAGTTGATTGTCCCTGTCCGAAAACTACAAGAACGTTTTCTAGTGTTCCTTCTGCCATTTCTGTTGCGATCATAACTTCCATCGCAGACTTGAAAAGCTTAGCTGTATCAAGCAACTGGTCAACGGTTACTGAATCGTATGTTGGGTTATAAGTGATCTGAAGACCATTGTTTGTATAACCTACGTTACGGTAAGCGTTTCCTGCTGTTGACTGTGCAGCGTCTAGCGTTGTGCGGTATGATGCGCTTGAGCTAAACCCTGGAACTCCGTCTTTGTTGGCACCTGATGAACCAGTTGCTGTTCTAGCAATTCCTGGCTCGGTGTTTTCTACATAACCTGTTACAGTCGAATCTGAATTCGAAATGTAAAGTGGTGATGCTCCAACGAGAATATTTTTGGCTGAGTTATATGCCATGTTGTTTTACCTCCTGTTTTCAAAATTATATATATAATTTAAATCATTGGCTGGCTAGGCCCTTTCCTCTAAATCCAATAATACGGGATTTGAGGTAAAAAGGCAAACGATTATATATATCTTCCGTTTGTATCTGTATGTCTAGAATACTTCATCTCAAGAACTACGTCTGCTGAAAAGAAGCCTCTCAGTTCCTCTGAGGGGGCTGTAGGAGAAAGGTCAGATATATAGATACTATAAAACTTAAACTTGTCTGATACGCCGCTCCAGCGGTTAATATCCCTAGCAGATTCGTCCATACGTCTAAACTCATCAACTAAATAACTTCTGATCTCATTGATCTCAGATACATCTGTAGCATATATTGTAAATAGAACCTGCTCATTACAAATGGCCCATAAGTCCTCGTATGCCGCACCAATCTTGTCATATATAATATGCTTTTTCCCGCTAAAGAATTGATTTAATTCTGCCGCCTGCTGAACAGGAAGAATAGCATTAATTGTTTCTTCTAGGTTATCGCTGTAATATTCTTCAGCATCAAATATGCCGTTTGCCAATAGCTTTGTCCACAAGAACTTGCGAAGCTCTAGCATGGCATCTAATTTATAATCTACCATTAAATTCTACCTCCAAATGATTCTGTAAGAGCATTATCTGCCTGAGTCATAATAGTATTAGGTGAAAATGAATACTTAACCTTTTTAATATCTGATGGCACCCTTAATGCTTTAGTCATTGAGCTATTAAATAACCTTTGAAATCCCGACTTTTTAATTGCTTCATTAACTAGATTACCAGTAAAAAATACTTTATGTGCAGCTTGAAATGAATTCTTTACTCCAGCCCCACCAGGCTTTGCAACGAGCACTGAGGCACCTTTTGGCATAAACACAGTATAACCATTAACATCAACCTTATTTAATTTAAATAGTCTTGCTTGGCTATTTCCAACTTTATCCCATTCATAAACATGATGTAATTGTTTTGGTTTAATTCTAGCCTGAGCATCAATATATTCTCCGAAATCTTTACTTATCTGATCAAAGATTACGGTCTTAAACTTATTTTGAAATCCTTTATTACTTGTTAGTCTTGCCACAACATGTGCCTCATAGTATACAAAGGCTGATATCTGAGCAACTGTGCTATCTTTGAGAACCCCGCCTCTAGATCCAGACATTAATTTTTCTAGTCCACTTGCTGCTTGAACTAATAATACACTAGAGTCCAATTGTCTGGTTCTCCGACCTCTTCATATTTGTGCTATATCCAATCACCCTGCCAAATGCGTCCATGATTGGTGTTGTTCCAACTACTTCGAATACCGTTGGGGTCTCTGTAGGATAGTCTAGCTCTGTCCAAATAATCTTGCCAGTAGAGTCTTTTATGTTTGTTGCCTTTTCTCTACCAGTTAACTTTTCAACTGTTCTAACTTGAATTAATTGTTCATTTGTATAAGTGTTGCTAAATGTTTGTCTATCGCTTGACCTTGTTGTTGCAGAATTACTAATGATTCCTTTAACGTGGCAGTTAACGGTTTTATAGTAAGACCATTCTCTTTTAATGGCCCCAGTATTTACATCCTGAGCTTCTGTTTGTCGGTATACATCCATTTTCATGGACATAACTGACTCTACAAGGCCAGCCATTATTAAATCACGACCATGTTATTTATTACATATGGTTCTAGCAATTGATCTGCATAGGCGCATCCAGTGCCAGTATTAATGTCTGAGCTATAATCAAACTTCCAGTCAAATGTAGAAACAGACTTCACATACTGGTCTTTCCAGGCTCTATCCTTATCAAAGTAGTGGCCCATCAATTGTATGCATGCCTGCTCAACTGCATCAGGAATTTCTGCCCATCCAAATTCTGCTTCTATTCTGTATCTTTGATTATTTTTAAATGCTCCACCATAACCAAAGTCGTTAACTGTTGGTGGAACCATTCCGTTTGCAGTATAGACTGTATTATCTAAGTAGCTTGTCTCATCTACTCTTAGTCCATATCCGCCTTCAGTGATTACAGGAATATATCCCCAAACATTAACTTCTGGGGTTACTGTATTATCAATAAGCAGTGTGTCATTATAATATACCTTATATAGACGATTCATTTTGTATGGAAGAGGAAGCATGTTTGTTCCTGAACCATATCCTACATGAACATCATCGTATACGAAAAAGTCTTGACCGCAATAATTTTCAATAAGCTTTCTGGCATATTTCTCTGCCATTCTAAGCTGATGATAAGTCTTATAGTCTGGATCAGAAGCATCTGTTCCAAAGTTTAAGTCCTCTATTGCTTCAGCCATATTGCAATATGGTGTAGAAATGCTGCAATATGTTGAGTGTGATGTAGAAGATCCATTAACTGAATACTTCCAGGTTAATTTTAATTTTTTATTTGTAGCTGTTATTGATCTAGGAATTTCAACAGAATATGTTCCATTATCAGTTTCAGATTTAATTGCTACAGAGTTACTGGATATCAGTGTCTGTGTTACTGCTGAGGCTAAAGAATCAGAAATATCTAAAGATCTAGATACCTCATAAAAATCTACCAATACGTTAGCGTCAGCAGAAACGATATCATTTTGCCAAAATATTTTAGTTGAAACTAAATCATTACTGTATGTATATACTTCTGCCATTTAGTAGGTCTTAGCTGTAAAACTCCTGGACTTCCTTTGGAGTTGCTAATCTAAAACCATCCTCCTTATCAAAGATTACCTGTGCCTTGTCTTTATGCATAGCAACGAACGGGTGCTCTTTTGTGAATGTGAATCCTAGCATATCATATCTAAAGTTAGCTCTAGTCATGCGAACAAGCACAGTATCTTCTGGCTGATCTTTCTTAGGGTCAAACTTAGGCAGGACATCCTCGGAAATTTCTTCCGCCTCATCTTCAAGCTTCTTGATTGTCTGTTGGTATACAGACCATGTTACGCCTTCTTCAGCGAGTGCTGCAATTACGTCAGCCTTATTCTTTAAACCATTTGTATCGACCGCAAAATCTTCTGCAATCTTCTTTAGTTCCGCAACTTTTAGTGTGTCAAATGACATACATTTCTCCTTTTTCTAGGTCATTTAATTATAGCATTAGTAAATTAAAATGAAAAGCCCCCTAAATAAATAGGGGGCCTTTCTTGCGGGTTCGCAATAATTAAATTATGATGCGACCTTAACGTTCTTTACGACTACCCAAGCGTCAGCTTGTTCGATCTGAACACCAACACGAGTATACATTGTATATTCGATTGAGTCCTTACGTGGCCAGAAGAAGCGATAAACAGTTACGTCACGCTTAACACCAATAACAACGTTATTTGGGAATGTCAAGTGGATGTCACCGTGTGAACCTGAAGGTCCTGAGTAATCACCTGTCTGTGTTTCTGGAAGAAGTGGAACTTCAACGATTGGAATACCAAATGCGTATGGAGCTACATATCCTGCAGGGCCACCTAGTGGCTGAACATCTCCACGGATGATGCTTGAAGCAATATCCTGTGGGATTGTCTGGTTTGTTCCGATGCTGTTAGCATATAGGAAGTCTTGGATCAAGTTTGATCCAACCAAGAAGCGTAGATCTGTTCTGCGCTGCTTATACTTACGTGGAAGAGCCTTTAGAGCTGAGTT